CATTATTTAACCCTCCAGTTTTTTCATTATTAATTGATAATCTGATAAAGCATGATTGTAATATGTATAAAAATTTTCATCATAACTTTCTTCATTTTTATTTTTCCATTCTAATAAATACATATTGTCATCATTTATTTTTGTTTTTACAATTTTAACCCAATCACCATTTTTATTTTCATAACATTTTTTTAGTTCTGTCATTAACCCTCCTTTTTTGGTTTTACCCATTTATTATTTACTTTGATTGATACAACTGAACAATTATAACCAGAATTATATCTAATTCCGACTTTGTCATATCCATGATTTGTTGCATATCTCTTTGCACCTTTTAATGAATTTGAAACATCTGTATAAATATTGTCAGATCCATAAACGACTCCATAAGTATTACTCATTATTTTACTCTCCTTTTTTGGTTGTAGTATTGATGTATTGGAAATTGATAAACATTTGAAACTTGTCTTATTGGTTTATCAACTTTAGGCATTATAGACAATTCACCGAAACCCATAAAAGAAAACATCTTTCTTTTTTTATAAGTCGCAGAAAATAATTTATAAATATCTATATCTTTAGCTTTCATTTAACCTCCATTAATTAATTAAATTACTAATTGGTTGATATTTAACAAAGTTTAATTCTTTTCTGAATTTGTCAATTTCTGATTTTAAATGAAATCTTGAAATTGTATGCTTTGCAACTTTGCCTTTTTCAAAGAATAACCAACAATCAGTTTCTTTTATTGGTTGTCCCATGTCCTTTAATTCATAGTTTGATAATATTTTCATTATTCCTCCTGGTGTTGTGGTAGCATTAAAAAGAATTTAACTACAAACAAAGCAAAGATACTAAGACCGATTGTTGTATCAATGTGAATTGCAATAATTAAACCTAAAAAACAACAAGCAAAGCAGATTGAAAAGTATATTGCTCTAATCATTAAACCTCCTTTGCTATTAATTTGCCAAGATACTGAAAGAAATTTAAAATATTTCCATTCATGTAATCAATCTTGACAATCATATTTTTTATTTGTTCTTGTTCTTGGTCATTAGCAATAAGCATATGCTCATAAATAGTTTTATAAGACATGATGTTCATAGTGCCATTTTTATCTATTGTGAAAGTATCTTCCATTGGTAAATCTTTTTCTTCAATAAAAGTATCAATCCAATTTTTAAAGTTATTCATTTTTATTAGCTCCTATAGTGATTGGTTTATTTTATTTGCTAGTGATCTATTATTGATACGAAACAAAATACACTTGACCATGTAATTTCTAGCTAAATGTACATAGTGAGGGATATGATTTTCTTTCTCAACTATTTTAGAAATATCTCTCATGTATAATTTTTCATCACTAAAACCAAAATTCTCAACTATTAAACTACAATTCTCATTATGATTATTGATTTTAGTATTTTCTTTTAATGTTTCCAAAAATGGATCAAAGTATTTTGGATCATTTATATCTAGTGTAGGCATTGTATTAGCTCCTATTTATTAAGTTAATTTGAAACATAATCACTTAATATCAAAGCAATAACTATATGTCAACTAAATTATAACATCATATTAAATTAATTAATATCAGAGAAACAACTATAAAGAGAATTAAAATAGTGTGATAAATATATCACACATAATAAACACATTAGAACGATTATAAACTATGGCAAATATTAAATATAATAAGACAATTGAAAAGACTATTTTAAACAGACTCTGTAATGGTGAATCTATCAGGAAGATTTGCAAAGATCCTGAGATGGTTTCATGGGCTACATTTAGTCAGAAATTAAAAGACTCTGAAAAATTACAAGATCAATATTATACTTGTAAAAAAATAGGCATTGAGATGGTTATAGCTGAGGCTCAAGATAAATTAATGGACTCTATTAATACATTAGAGAACTCAGGCAAGATGGATAACTCTTTACCATTTGCTCATTTAATTAAAGAAATGCAATCTAACGCAAAGTGGTTAAGCTCTGTTTTAAGTCCTGTTAGGTATGGAAAAGATACTAAATTGACTTTAAATGGTGGAGATAAACCAATTGAGATTAAATGGCAGCAGTAAGATTGTTCAATGATTACAATGTTTATTGATTAAATTATTCAACCAATATATCCAAATTTATACAGTACATTTATAGACAAAGATCAAGCTCAACCAATATAAACAAAGATTATTTATTTATTTTGCAACATCAAAGCAACATGACACCCAAACACCAAGATTTTATTTATAAAATGACACTTACCAATTGATTAGCAATCAACTAGCTTTATTTTTGGTTAGTTTCTGAGGTTTTTGGGGGGTGTAAAAAAAGGGACACCAGCAAAAAAAAAATTGACGCTTCGCTAATAACGATAGAACCTTTACACAACTAGATTAGGAATTTTTAATGATGGATTTTGACGACAACGAAAAAGGTTACTCAGCAGTAATATATATTATGGAAAGCAGTAAATCTGTTGTTGTTCACTTTGGAGGATTTAACGATCTTAGAGAATGTAGATACTTCTCATCTCACATCATGGAAGATTTTGGCATTGAACAATTATTAAATGTACCACAAGGAGTTACAGTACATTAGGGGGGTTTTGTTTTTAAATGCCAGAAATAATCATTCCATATAAACCAAGAGAATTGCAAAATTTTTTGCACAAAGAAATTGATAAGCACCGATTTAATGTAATCGTTGCACATAGACGAAGTGGTAAAACAGTAATGCTAGTTAATCACATGATTAAAGCAGCACTTACTTGTCCTTTGCCAAACCCTAGATATGCCTTTATATCGCCAACATTTAAACAAGGTAAATCTACTGCTTGGGATTATATCAAGCAATTCGCAGGTAAGATACCTGGTACAAAATTTAATGAGTCAGAATTAAGATGTGATCTTCCAAATGGAGCAAGGGTTACAATTCTTGGAGCTGAGAACGATCAGGCTCTAAGAGGTATATTTTTAGATGGTTGTGTTTTTGATGAAACTCAATCTATTAAACCAACTATATTTCCTGAAGTCATAAGACCAGCTTTGGCAGACCGAAAAGGTTGGTGTGTATTTATAGGTACACCAAAAGGTAGAAATTATTTCTATCAACTTTATAAAGATGCACAGAAAAATAAAGATTGGTATGCTGGTTTATTTAAAGCTAGTGATACAAATATATTAGATCCTGATGAATTAGTTGCTGCAAAGCAAATGATGTCAGAAGATTTATATGACCAAGAGTTTGAGTGCAGTTTTCAAGCTGCGATAACAGGTTCTTATTATGGTGCTTTAATAGAGCTGATAGAGTCTAAGGGACACATTACAGACAATCTGTATGATGACAACCTAGATACTGAAACATGGTGGGATTTGGGTCTAAATGACTCCACAGCGATATGGTTTGTCCAAAGGTACAAAGGAGAAATCAGATTAATAGATTATTATGAAAATGCTGGTGAGGGTTTAGATCACTATGTAGATGTCATTAATAGAAAAGAATATGAGTATTCAAAGCATATAGCTCCCCATGATATTAAAGTTAGAGAAATAGGTAACTTTGGTAAATCAAGATTGGAGAGTGCTTTNGAATTAGGTATTGCTTTTGAAGTAGCACCAAAACTATCTATTGAAGATGGTATTGAAGCTGTCAGAAAAGCTATTCCTAATTGTTGGTTTGACAAAAACAAATGTCAAAAAGCTCTTGAGAATTTAAAGGCTTACCAAAAAAGATGGGACGACAAGAACCAATGTTTTAGAAATAAACCAATGCACAACTATGCTTCTCATTGTGCTGATGCTTTTAGAACAGGCATAGTAGGTGAGGGTGTGGAAGTTAGTAATTGGGAAAAATCAATTCCAGTTGAAACAAATTATATAGTTTAATATGGCAGAAAAAGTAACAGATATAGAATTAAGAGGAATAATTAATCAAGAGATCAATAACTCTCTAGGTTATATGGGTGGCAACCTATCTTCTCAAAGAAAAAAATCTTTAGAATACTACATGGGAGAACCATTAGGGACTGAGATTGATGGTAGATCACAAGTTGTATCAACAGATGTTGCAGACACTATTGAAACCATTTTGCCAAACCTACTTAGAATTTTTACAGCATCACACCAAGTCGTAAAATGCGAACCAGTAAAAGCCGAAGATGTACCTCTTGCCGAACAAGCAACTAATTATATCAACTATGTTTTTAACAAAGATAATAATGGTTTTTCAATTTTATATGATTGGTTTAAAGATGCTTTAATTGAAAAGAATGGAATTGTAAAAGTTTATTGGGATGATAGTCAAAAAGTTGAACAAGAAACTTACGAAAATTTAAACGATCAAGAATATCAAATATTAATTGATAATGATAATGTTGAAGTGGTTGAAGATGAAAAGTTTGTTGATGAAAAAGCAAAAGAAGAATTAGAACAAATTAAAGAATTAGCTTTAACACAAGGTCAAGATGTAGGTGATATACCTACACCTCATTTACATAATTGTATTATTAAAAGAACTACAGGGTCTGGCAAAGTTAAAATAGAAAACATACCACCTGAAGAATTTTTAATTCAAAGAACTGCAAAGTCTATTGAAGATGCAAATTTTGTTGCACATAAAGTTTTAAAAACTAGATCAGAACTTATAGAGATGGGTTATGATAAAGAGATAGTTGAAAATTTACCAACTACAAATGCTATTCTTTTAAATGATGAAAGACTTACTAGATATTCAGATATAGATGAAAGTCCATTTAATGATGCTCCAGATTCATCAACTCAAGAAATAGAAATTTATGAGTGCTATGTTAAAGTAGATATGGATGGAGATGGTATTGCCGAACTTAGAAAAGTAATAGTTGCTGGTGAAAGTGGTTATGAAATTTTAGAAAATATGCCATGCGATTTTATTCCATTCTGTAGTTTAACTCCTGTACCAATGCCACACAGATTTTATGGTAGATCAGTTGCAGAATTAGTTGAAGATGTTCAATTAGTTAAATCTACAGTTATGCGAGGCAACTGTTAGATAATATGTATTTAACAAATAATAACAGAGTAGCCATCATGGATGGTATGGTTAATCTTGATGATCTTTTAACTTCAAGACCTGGTGGAGTGGTTAGAACTAAACAACCACCATCACAAGTTATGATGCCAATGCAGAATCAAACTATTTCGCAACAAGCATTTCCATTATTAGAATACCTAGATACAGTTAGAGAAACTAGAACTGGTGTTACAAGATATTCACAAGGTTTAGACGCAGACAGTTTAAATAAAACTGCAACTGGTGTAAATACTTTAATGAACCAATCGCAAATGCGAATGGAATTGATTGCTAGAATATTTGCTGAAACTGGTGTTAAAGATTTATTTAAAAGAATATTTGAGCTTACAGTTAAGTATCAAGACAAAGAAAGAATTGTAGAATTAAATAATAAGTTTGTTCCTGTTAATCCTACTGAATGGAAAAACAGATATAACATTTCTATAACAGTTGGACTTGGAGTAGGTTCTAAAGATCAACAAATTGTTATGTTAAATAATATTTTACAAAAACAACTACAGGCTTTCCAATTACAGGGTAACAAAGAATATCCTATGGTTACTTTAAAAAATATTTACAATTCACTTGCTAAAATTATTGAAGAAGCTGGACTTAAAAATGTTGAAAATTATTTTGTTAATCCAGATCAAGGTAGAGATTTAGTACAACCTAGTCCTCCACCTGAACCAACTCCAATTGAAAAAATAGAATTTACTAGAATTGCATCTGAAGAAAAACGAAAAGTTGCAGAGCTTGAACTAGAAGCTAAAAAATTAAAAGCCGAAACAGCAGAAGCTATATTAGGTTTTGAAACTAAAATTAAGGAAATGGAGCTGAAGTATAATACACAAGTTGATGCAGCTAAAATTAAAGCTGATGCTGATTTAGAAAAATTAGTAACATCAAATAGAAATAAAACTTTCCTTGCAGCACAACAATCATCAGACAGACTAGATCAACAAGTGAGTAATTTAGATGGACAGCAACGAACAGAACAAGCTCCAACAAGAACTGAACCAAGCGAACAAAGCTAAACAACTTTTTGAAAATCCTTTATTAAAAGAATCTTTTGATAAACTAAAAAAATTATATACAGAAAGTTTATTTAATACTGGTGCAACAGAAACAGAAGCCAGAGAAAAACTTTGGTTAGCTTACAATGTAGTAAGTAAAGTAGAACAAAATTTATTTGAAATTTTAGATACAGGAAAACTAGCTTCTAAACAATTAGAAGATTATCGAAACAGTATCAAAAAACAAAAATTCTAAACAAATAAGTTTAGGATAAGTCAACCTCATAAGAGGAACTTAACTTAAAAAGGAAAATATATGTCAAACAATGCCAATCCATTAAAGGAAGCACAAACTGATGTTGATAAAGCTGCTAATGCAGTATTTGGTTTGTTAAACCCAAAAGAAGAAGAAGAAATTGGGAAAAGCGAACCACCAAAAGAAGAAATTAAACAAGATTCTCCTGAACCAAAAAATGAGGAATCGGAAACCGATCAACCACAGGAACAGGAAATAACTGAAGAAACAGAATCTGAACAAGAGGAAGTTTCTGAAGAAGATGTATCTCAAGACGAAGAACAGTCTGATGTTCAAGAGAAACCAGATTCCACCGAAGATCAACTTCATAAAGTGAAAGTTGCTGGTCAAGAATTTGATGTTACCCTTGATGAATTGAGGAATGGTTATCAGAGAGATGCTGACTATAGACAAAAGACTGAAGAACTTTCTTACCAAAGAAAACAATTTCAATCTGAGTCTGAAAAGCAAAGACTAGATTATTCTCAAAAGCTAAATGAGTTAAATCAAAGTTTGTCAGTTGCTCAACAGGATTTAAATGCAGAAATTAATTCTGCCGATTTAGATAAACTGTATGACGAAGATCCAACAGAAGCTGCAAAAGTAGAAAGAAAGTTGAAGAAAAAGCAAAATGCTTTAAATCAATCTTTACAACAAGCTCAAGCAGAACAAAAGCAACAATTTGAAACATTTTTGCAAGATCAACAAAGAAAATTAGTATCTAAGATGCCTGAATTTTCTGATCCAGCAAAGGCTTCAAGTTTAAAAGCTAATATGAAAAGCACACTAAACAATTATGGGTTTAACGACCAAGAAGTTGCTCAAGTGTACGATCATAGAATAGTGATGTTGGTTAATGATGCTATGAAGTATAGAAGT